TTACCCCATTTTTTTATGATTTCTCGTTTAATTTTATTGAAATACTGTTTATAAATTGTTTTTTCAATTCCTGTATTTTTCTTTTTTTTTACTATTGGTAGTAAAACTTTCATAAATCAAATTATATAATAATACTATATATAATAATATTATTATATCCTTTTTATTGTTTTTTTAAGTTTTTATCATTTTTATCATTTTTATTATTTTTTAGTTTTTATTGTTTTTTAAGAATAAATATAATCATATAATTCTTGATATTCTCGATGAATTTTTGTATTTTTATGACGTTTACAATTTACGGCTTCGCGTTTCAGAGTTACACCACATTCACACGTGACATTTTCTTTCCAGTTTATTAGTTTTTTTTGCGGGGGAATATACCCAGTTTCACGTACCCATGATTGGTGTTCATCACAATTACGATGCCTACTTAGACTTTTCCGAGCTAATATACTTCCACATTCACATTTAACCTTTTCTTTATTACGTTTAGATATTGCTTCTGTATAAACCCATTTCTCTTTATTATTTTGATAATAAGTATTATCTTTATTTTTTTTTCTATCTCGATACTGCTCTATTGTTTCAACAGCACGATCTGTATTTAAATATGGTTTAAGTTTATCAATCCAGTGTTGTTCTCGTGCTGTTAATTCATCTTTATTTTTACAGGGATATGCTTCTATTAGAATTATACGAATGTTTTTCCAACCAATTGGTAAAAGATTTTTGTAAATGAATCGAGACGGATGATACTGTGCTTTGTTAACATGTCCAGCTTTTCTTTTTACTAATGTTGACGTAGTACTTCCAATATAAATATAATCGTTGACACAATTTACTAATTTATATATTTTTCCATTGGCATAATCCATTTTTATCTTTTATTGTCTGGTGTACTTTTATAATGTTATCTCTTTAAGTCTTTTAGTTTTTATTGTTTTTTTTAAATAATAGCCTGTCTTCCATATCTGCTTGCCATAGCCCCACCAGAATAACGTCCCGATCCAACTGGGGCCAAAGAGCCTCCGCTTGGGTATAGTGATCCCCCCGTGTTTAACCAAAATCCATTTTTGTTACGTCTCAATGTAACTTTTCTTTTTCCATATCCTAAGATTCGACCTGCTTGTCCCAAATGTGAGACGTTTTTAGCATATGGAAGTCCAGTTTTACCATAGACATCAGCCAAGCCAGAAAGAATTTGATTCTTTCTTAACCATTTATTCGCTCCAGAAAGCCAACCTTTGATTTTATTCCAAGTTCTGCCACGACCTCTCATTCGCCGTTTTACTGGACGATATTGTCTCATTTGATATTTTTTAGGCATATTGTTTTGTATATAATATATATTATTATTTTTTTTTAAATAGTCAGTGTTGACACTTGGACAATTAGCCCATTCTCTGTAACAACATCGATTTTAGTGGTGTAATTAGCAAATAAATATAATTTGGTAGGTTCTGTAAAGCCACCAGTCTGTGAAGTTGTAATCGAAAACTGAACTTGCGTTGAATTGTTCTTATCATCTCTATTAAAATTATGATACACGATTTGACCATTTTCAAGATATCCCTGCATTGTTTCACATCCTGCGGGATCTCGACCAGTTCCAGAAGATGCAAAAGTATCGTGATAACGTTGTTGTAAGGTCAAACGTTTTATAGTTGCTGGATACACACCAGTTTCATCCAAATCGCCACCCCATCGTGTCTGTGGTTTTGTAGTATTTGCATAAGTAATTTGATAACTTGTTAAAGTATCTTGTTCATCATTACTTGTTTTAAATTTTGTTGGAGGATATCTTGTGTCATTACCAGCAGAGTTGGCTTGAATAAAAAATCCAATTCCTACCGCTGAAAGTGGGACAGTGAACTGAAACTGTTCGGTACCCCCGCTTAATGTTTTACTTTGAACTTGGATTTCGTTTAATTGCATTGGAATATTTGAAGGGACTGCTTTATAACTAGCAACGTAAAATTTAATATCATTTATAGTTAAATCAAATTGATCTGCTCCTGTTCCAACAGTGCGAGCAACTGACGATTCAACTGCGGCTTTTTTATAATCCGTCGCAGGATTCAAAGAAACTCTATAATCACCTGCTCCCATGGGTGCTGAATGTTCAAAAAATCCAAGAGGTGGTTGAAATAGAACAAATACTCTGTTGTTACCGCGGGATTTATCATCAACCGATGGTGAATAAGCCTCAAAATTTGCCGTTGTTGCAATATCACCACGAACACCTAAAGCACCTACAACTAATACAGTGCAATTGGTAGCGTCGGCAACAGCAGAAACAATTAATTTTAATCCTTCCACAACAAAATATGATTGTCCTACCGCTAAATATGTAAAATCAGTATTAACACCCACTACGGCTCCTGTTAACGCTGTAACAGCAATTGTTGCTTGTCCACCAGTTGATAGAGAGAATAACTCACTTGTAGAATAATCTGTATTGGCATCGTACGCGATAGTCTTCTTTCTTTCAATAAATGATGATTCTAGACCCATCGATGATTTACCCATAGTTTTAAGCCATCCTTGGGGGGATAATAATCTTTTTCGAATAATTGCAGTTTGTGGCAAAAAATTAACAACAGAAGAAACTGATTGACCTGATAATCTCATATAAGCATTATCAAACAAACAACTCGCAGGATCATTTGCAAATGCTATTTCATCATTCATCCTTGGTTGTCTACCCTCGACATTTAGAGTCATATCTACGACAAAATATGACTCATTAGGCAAAAACACATTTGGGGCCCCCACGCTCCAAGTAAAATCCATGGAACCCTGTGGGAAATTTGCACCCCTTACGGAGCGATTAGATGTAATTTCGCTATAACCACCTTCAGCCCAATTAATACTCGACATTATTACTTTTTTGTATATAATATAGAAATATAAAAAAATTTTGAAATATTAAACGAACAATATATTTATTATCCAATATATCTATTCTAAAAAATATCTACCATTCCCATTTTTTTGTCAGATATTAATATTTTTTGACGAAAAACAAGCAGAACGCTCCACGATTCGATTTGGGGTAAGGGATCCCCGTTGTCATCTGCTATTTGAACATAAAAATTTTGTTTTGATTTCCCTCTTAATTCATTCGCATTTACGTGTGTCGCATTGTAAGGCTCATAATTAACTAATGACCCAACACTCGCGGTGATCGGGACATTCGCAATTAAATTTTTTCCAATATTATTAATAGGAATTCCATTACTCACAATATCTGAAAGAATATTAAATGTATTAGTGTTATTAAATGCTGCGACCGAATCACCTTCAATTGTAAAACCTACGAAAGGGGCTGGAACAGCAGGTACAACAGCAGCATTAAAACCCAAAACATCTTTAAGCGAATTAGCACCTGTAAAATCTACTTGAACTGTATTATCTAAAGTTAAAATACTTTTTTGAGTTGAATTATTACCAGATAAAGTGACAGTTGTTGAAGAATTTGGAACATTTGTTATTTGTCTTACTATTTCAGCATTTAATGTTTTTATCGAATACAGCCCATCCGGTATGGTAACAACCGGTTGTGCTACACTAGCGATTAAATAATAAAATTTGTTATTTCCTAATGATGCAGATATATTCGGGGAACTGTTCCATATAGATGCTTTTTGAACTTCAACTGTAGTTGATATACTGCCAGAACTAAAAGTTAGTGGTGTATCTAAAGAAATATTAATTCTTGAACCATCGGAAGACACCGTGACGTTATCATCTATTAATTCCGGAGATGTTGAAACAAAAAAGGAGGTTTGGTTTTCAATTATTGACATATTTATATTGTTATAATATATATAACAATAAAAATATGTTTAGGGCGTGTAAATATACATCACCTTTTAAATATCAAGAAATTTATACAAAAAAATATAAAGAAGAAAAAGCAAAAGAACAGATAATTTATAATGAACAAGCACCAGTATGTAACAAACCCAAAAAACCAGTATATTTACCTGGTGAACGGCTGTTATTAAAATTACGCAATAAAGAAAAAAAGGATTTAGAAAAAAATCAAATTAATAAAAGTATTGAAAATGTGTTATCTATTTTGTTATAAAGATTCTGTTAATCTTATCAGGATTCTGTTAATCTTACCAGGTCTCTTATCATTACACGTCTTGTCCGTTGGTTTGGTTCTAATCGTATTCTTTTTTCTAACTCATCCATTTCATCTTTTATAGTTGGGGCATTTTCTATGTTTCCACTAATAATGTTTTTTATATTTGCTTTTTTATTAAGAATTCCAGAATATACAGCATCTTTTAATTTTTCAGAATGTTCATTATTACCTCTTATATAATCATAAAGTAGTTGTTTATTTCTTTTTTCATTATTCGTTGGTCTTACATCAATTTCTTTTAATATTTTTTTAATAACATCTTTGTTTAAATAATACATATTACCGAAATCTCTTGAGTTATTGATAGATTCCCAATCATTCAAATCTATTTTTATTTCTTCAGAAGATCTACTTCTAATTAATTCTTTTAATCTTTCTAAAGTAATTTCTTCTTCTTCTGATAATTGAACATCTGATACTGGTGGGACATCTGCTTCTAATGGTGGGACATCTGCTTCTATTTCCTCTTCTATTTCCGCTAATACATTTCTAAGGTTTTGTGTAGCACGATTTAAATTTTGTTCTTCAATAGAAGTACCTTCTGTAATACCATAAATTGGATCACCTATCCCTTGAATTGGAGTTGCCCACTGGTTAGGATCAGCATTAGGTCCAATCATATTATAAGGATCATTAGCATCGGGTCCAAGAATTCCTACATTACCATAATTTTGATCGTTTATTCCTTGAATTGGAATTACCGACGGGTTGACTGGTCCTGCTGGTCCTGCTGGTCCTGCTGGTGGTGGTAGTGGTGCCGATATTGCTGGTGGTTGTAACCACGGTTGTGACGCTGGTGGTCTATTCCTTAAATATCGGCGAATAGCAAGACCACTTGTTAATGCAACTGCAACAGCGGCTAGTTCTGTTGAACCTAAAGAACTTAAAACATTTGATGTTAAACTTCCAACAGAATTTAAAGGAATTGAAAGCAAGTTATTTAGAATACGTATATCAGTTAATGGTAAAGATGCAATCGCAGAAAGAAATAAAGGCGGTACAAAAACGGCTGCTGCACCAATAGGTGCGGCAACAGCAGCATTTTGAGCAAGGTTTTGCAACTGTCGACCTATTAACTTTAATCTCGTATCCGCCCCAGATAATTGTGATGGAGTAATTTGTGGAGTTGCTGGAGTAACTGGTTGACCAACGGGTCCTTGGGGTTGACCAACTTGACCTACAGCCTGTTGTGATACCATTCCAAGGTTCATTTGTTCACGTTGGATAATTTGTACAATTTGTTGTTCTTTGACAATTTCACTACTATTCAATGGTCTATTTTTCTTGATAATCTCTATTTTTTGTAAAATTTCTACAATATTAGACCAATAATTATAATCGGCTGAACCTTGTGGTTTTGTCGGTAATATTAATTTAGCAATATCTAAAAATGATAGTTCTTCATTCATTAAACCACCTAATCTATCTTTAGTTTGTGGTATAGGTACTTTAAATTTACTTGATGGAATAGAATATTCTTTATCAAATGTATTTTTATTTACTCTATAAATAACTCTTCCTTTTGCCATTTCAGAATCAATAACCCCGCCAGTTTTACCAGATTGTCCAAGTGAATCATCGGGTAATAAAACTTTAACGTTTCTTTTTATGTCATAATCTTTATCTGTAATTGAAGTATTTATTTTTGGTTCCATATATTGTACCGCAGTTGCATATTTTGTTGTCCCCCAAGAATATACTCCTTTATTAATTGTTGGTTGTCTCATTACTCTCGCCATTTTTTCTTTTGGTTCGTATATAATATAAGAATATAATATTTATTATATTATATAAATATGTATTTTCCACAAACAGAAGAAATTGAAGTTAAAAGAGAATACAAACCACGGAAGAAGAAACGCATTCCATCATTACCAAATAAATTAATTGTTATTAAAAATGCTGACAAAGATAGCGGGAATTGGAAAGAATCCTGGGATTATCCCAAAAAGAGAAGTCCCGGGCATATAGTGCATCCTTTCCGACTTTTGGCACTTGGTGGAGTGGGTCGTGGAAAAACAAACTGTTTAAAGCAAATATTTTTAAAGCATCAATCAAGTTCTAAGAAATTTAAAAAATTATATATTATTACATGTGATGTTTCTTCTCAAGAGTGGGTAGACTGTGACCCTGATATTATTACTGATGAAATGCTTGACCTTGATATGTTTGACCCACGTGAAAAAACATGTGTAGTGATCGATGATTTTGAATGGATAAAATGTACGAAGGAACAACAAAAACAATTATCAACATTGATGCGTTTTATTTCGTCCCACCGTAATGTGAGCGTATTATTGTCATTCCAGTCGTTTTTCGATTGTCCACAAATAGCAAGAAAATGCAGTAATTGTTTTATGATATATAAACCTAATTCACGCCAAGAAATTACAAATATTGAAAATAGATGTGGACTTCAAAAAGGCGAATTATTACATTTATTTAAAACTGTATGTAAAGGCACTTATGACCACGTTTTTATTGATTTAACGATTGGAACTCCTTACAGATTAAGAAAAAATATTTATGATGTGTTAAAATATAAAGATTCGGATGATGATCAATCAAATTCAGAATCTTCTTCTGATGAAGACGAAAACGATTGAGGTGGTTTTACAACTTTAAATTTACTTTTCTTTTTCTTTTTTTTATCTGGTTTTTTCTCTTTTTTACATAATTTTTCATAAAGTAAACGTTTTAAAAGTTCATCGCTCTCCTTTTGACTTATTTCTTTAAACTGATGCGAATTAGTATTAACAATTTTTACCAGTTCATCTTTGACCTGATTATTATATTTTTTTTTGTTTAACGGTTCCGGTTGTGTTCTTTGAACATCTGGTTTAATTTCTTTTTCTTCTAATTCTTCTTTTTCAGGGATTACAGGGATTACAGGGAGTTTTTGAATTTCTTTAATTTCTTTAATTTCTTCTTTTTCTATAATTGGATTTACTGGTCTGTCAGATGTTTCATCGATATACTGTAAATTACCCTGTTTTTTGAGACGATTATAAGTTCTAGTATTTTTTCGAACGTATCTTCCAGTTAAACTATTGATTGCATATTCTAAGTGTGTCATTTTAGGTATTTTGACGATTTTGTATATTATACCCAAGATTTTTTTTCTTATGCTATTATATACAAAATA